TTCTTCTCTAATATCCTTATCTATACCTCCATCTACATAGTAAATAGTCTTATCGGTATCTTGTCTAAGTTTATCATATATCTTTTTACCATGTTCTATTCTATGAAATAAAACTAAACTATTTTTAGGTATTTTACCTATTACTTTTGTAATAAAATCCAATCTGGCTTCTGACTGTATTATGTAGTTCTGTTCTAATTGGAATACATCTTTGCTTTCATATCTGTTCTGAGACATTTCTTCAAATGCTTTTTTAGCTGATTCAGGTGCATAATTCATTTCAATAACTTTTACGAAACATTTTGCTATATGACCTTCTTCCTGTAAAAAGTGTGCATTTACCTCTGATATCAAAGGTCCTGTATGTGCCATTAAAGTTAATCTATCTAAAGTTCCCTCTTTTGGAATTGTACCTGAAAGACCATATCTATATTCTGCATTTGTACATTTTGAAAGAATAGTCTTGATTGATTGGCTTTTCATTTTATGACACTCATCAATAATTACAGCATCGAACTGATCGAAGTACTCTTTTTCTTTTTTAACAAGAGATTGATAAGTACCTATAACGACATTTCTACCATCTCTTATTTTCTGCCCACTATATATTTGTTGAACTTTTATATTTACTCTATTTTGAAAATTATAATCATTAAAGTCTTCGGTTGCTTGCACTACTAAAGATACATTAGGAACTATAAACAAAATCTTTTTTGCTTTTTCTCTTTCTAGAAGATATGCAACTGTAAGAAAACTTATCAGTGTTTTTCCTGCAGATGTTGCAAGTTCACTTAAACATTTTCTAAATTTTAGTATATTGTATGCTGCTTCTATTTGATAGTCTCTTGGTGTTATTTCGTTTCCTTCAAAAAACCCTAAAGCCCATTTCTCGAACCAATCTGCTGTTATGTTTTTATCAAACAGTTCAGTGACTCCTTCTATTTTTAATTCGAATTTGTATTCTTTACAAACATTATAGACATATCTCCAAAGTCCAGCTGGAATCCATTTGTTATCTTTAAAATAAGAAACGTATCCATCCCACACTCCTCTCTTTACAAGAGGGTTAAATCTCCAACTATCTATTCTTTTAGTTAAAGAAATATTAAGTTGTTCTAGTTCTAATTCTGTCGCCTCGTCAACTCTTAAGAATTGCTTATTCTCCGTTAGTGTTAGTAACATTATTCATATTTCCTTTCTTTATCATACCAGATCTTTTATCGCCAATCTGTTACGAACAGCAAAACCCATATTATCTAGAGTTTTTACTGACTCTCTATAGAAATCTACTTGATTTTCTAATAGAGATAAAATCATTCTATCATCTCCAAGTTCTGCTTCGATAAACTTTTCTCTAATCTTATCAGTTAACTTGTAATCATAATTGTAATATCTTATCCAAGCATCTTTCCACTTTATGTCATTTCTTCTTTTTTGGTCTTTTTGCTTTACTTGAACATACATTAACTGCTCGACTAATTGTTGTCTAACATTTAAGATATCAGAAATAACGACTTCCATTCCTGAAAGCGTTTTAATACCGTTTGCCAGTACAGTTATTTTACCGGTCCATGCAGCTCTTTGTTCTCCTAATTTTCTATCTAAAAGTAATACTCTGCTTTCTTGTGTTTTTGCTCCTTCTTCCATTTAAAATAATGATTTATCTTTGTTATTTGGCCTTATAAATTTGGCCGCTTTTAATTTCTTTTTATGTTTAGGCTTTGGAATTTCAAATCCAGTGCTTAAATATTCTTTGTCTTTAAACTCAAAATCTATAAGATGTTTAAGATTTTTAAATCTATCACCATCATTATAGAACTTGTCTATTTCTTCTTCCATACTTAAATCAAACATACAACAGATCTAATTTATTATTCGTGAAATAGTTATTTAATTCAGATAAATTTAACTTAATCTGGTTATTATAGCAGACTTTTATTAAATCATTCAGATCTTTTATGTTATTATATTTATCTAATTTTTTATCTTTGATATATTTTGACCACATAAATACGGTCTTTCCTTTTTTAAGTTTTTCTATGGTCTTTTTAAGACCTGCACTATCGTTGTCTAGCATATATCTTACTGATTCGATAGCATCTAATTTCATAGTATCTCTTCCAACTGTACAGAGTGCTATAGAGTTCTTCATAAACATAGCATCCATTGGTCCTTCAAATACAGTTACAGGCTGCTGAAAGTTTACGTTTAATGCTCCAAAAAGAGTTGAAACGTTGTTGATTCCTGTAAGTGTTTCTTCTTCTAGTTCTAAAGGCTTATTTAAAATCGTTTCGTATATTTTTGAAATATCATAAGTTAAATATCTAGAGCCTTTTCCTTTCATTCTTCTTGCTTGTGCTCCGACAATTTTACCTTCTAATGTTTTATTTAATATCCACAGTCTACCTTCTCTTTCGTTATATAAGAACCTATCTAGTTTGTGGCTTAAAAGTCTATTTTTTAATTGAAACCATATCCAATCTCCTGGAACTATTTTCTTAGAATTGGTGGCTTTCATAAAATCTTTTTCTTCTACTGCAAGATTTATTATTTTTTCATATACAAATGGAGTAAACTTTTCGTACTCTTGAGTGGCAGCTTTATTTACCTTTATATAATCTAAAACTTCTATAACGTCCATGTTTTCTGACATTCTAATTCCATGGTCTTTTAAGAAATTATAAATATCAGAATGGTGGTCGCAATTAAAGCAATGATATTGTAAAGTGCTCCAATAAACGTTACCTCTTTTTAAGGTGTCGTCTTTAGTAGAGTCTCCACAATAAGGACATGCCAGGCTTAGTCTACCTGACATGTCTTTTATCATTTGCTTGTTGTGGCTTGTGTGTTCTTTAAGAACTACCTGCTTTAAAGCTTTTTTGATTTTTTCTTTAAGTTCTAATGTAAGTATATTAGATTTCGAGGTCATTCAAAAAAGATTCTAAGTCAGCACTAGATTCTCCACTTCCGGTTGGTGTTGTTTCCGGGGCAGCTGCAGCTTCTGTTTTCGGAGTTGCTTTTGCAGCTGGCTTATCAAAAGTTTGGTTTGTAACTTTATCCATTGCGTCTCCTGGATTTAAGTACATTTTGATAACGCTATTAACGAATTCTCTAGTTGGCTCATCCCATGCTCTATACTCAAAAGATGCAAGTGAAGGTGCTCCTTCTAGTTCTGTTTTAATAGTAGCCATATCTTCTTCTACTCTTTCCGCTGGTTTAGACTTTTCACCAATAACAACTGCTGATTTTGAAGATGAAAACTTAGACGTGTCATAATTATTATAATCATTCTGTCTAGTAATTACTAATTCAAAATTCTTACCTTCAAATAAATCGAACACTTGCGTTGGGTCACCGAAATTAGGCTTTAATTCAGCATCGATTTTTTCTTTGATTTTATAACCAAATTTAAAAATCTTGTAAGTTCCTTCTAATTCAGGATGCTGTGGATCTTTGATGATTTTTACAAGAGAAACATATTGCTCTCTTCTTTTTAATTTATCAGAAGCTTTACGGTCTACCGCTGAATCTGATTTTCTTAATTTCCAAAAAGCGTCTGCTACTGGGCAACTTTCACCGATTGAACTTGGAGAATCTACTAATTTTGATTCACCATCAGGGCCTGTTAGCCAGTTGACGTATTTCTTAATTAAACTGTTTCTTGGGTTTTCTACGTTAGGTACAAAACGAATAAGAGCCTTATAGGTTCCGTCTTTACCATCATCCGCAGTAGGCTTATACATTGTATTTGTGCCTGTGTTTTGTGGTTGTTCATGCGTATCGATATCTTCTACACCAATACTAAAAATGTTAAATTCACTCATAATCTTTAATTTACTTTAATTTACGTTTATTACTTATAGTTATATAGAAAACTTTTAAATTGTTTAAATATGAGCTTTTTAAGGGAGTCTATCTGACTAAAGATTGCTTTCTTAATGAAGCCTAAATTATTATGTTTTAAAGCCCAGTAATTTTAACTAATTTACTGTTTTCCATATTAATTTATATATCTTTATTTTGTTTTGTTTATATCCCACTTAGACTCTCCTTTCAGTTGTAGGCGTGGATAATTGCGGATTGCTGACGCCTCGTTGTTCGGTCTTTTATAACCTATCTAAGAGCTGGGGAGTGACGGAATCGAACCATCATCTACTATTCTACACCTTTTTCCAAATAAGTGATCTGCTTATTCTTCTAGCCTGATCAGGGCTGGGTTCAATAAGAATAGTCGCCTTGCCATTTGGCCAACTCCCCGTATTTATTTTTATATGCTACCTAGACAAAGTTGTTTCACTCATCTTTGTTTTGGTTTTCTATCATTTCTTTGAGCAACTTTTTTTGTTTATAGTAAATTCTAGTTTGATAAGCTACTAAGCAAAATGAAGCTGTTACTAATGGTGTCTGAATAATTAAATATAATGTTGCTAAACTCATCTTTGTTTTGGTTTAAATAATTCTGTTTTAGTAGTTGTTTTACCGCATAATTTACATTTGACGTTTTCACTATTTGATTTTAACACATATGCTGGTTCATATACCCATATATGAGTGTGGTTTTTATACCAGAAGCGATACATCCAATCGGCTATTTTTCTTTTAATCATCTTTGTTTTAGTTTGTTATAGTATAAATATAATCATAATAAACGACAAATAAAAATCTGAGGGCATTTATTTTAAAAAAAGTTTATTATTTTTGAAACAAAAGCCGCTACGTGTTATATAACTTAAGTCTTTAGGAAGGAGAGGTTAGATTAGCTTTCAGGGTTCTTAACAAACTATTAAGATAAAAGGCATCTACAAGGTCATCAAAGGGTTTAGGAACAGACTTGCCCACTTCAAGTTTTTTCGAGAACTTCCAAAAATTATTCTCTTCTAGAAATTCCTCTCCTGTTCTATTTTCAACAAAGACATCCCAAAGAGTTCTCTTATTCATATTGCCCTTTCCAGCATGTTTCTTAATTGTTGCAGGAGAAACTGTTTGAATATCTTCGGGTTTAAAGTATTTGAGAAGTTTTATCTTGAGAATAGATGCAGCACTCGCCATATCAATAATATTATTAGTTCCTCCTTTAGACCCATAACTGACTCCTTCAAAAGCAATCATGAAACCATCATCTTTAAAAGTGTTTTGTGTAATAAGATTAATAATGTCATTGGACATAACATCATACCTTTTAATTTTACCTAACTCTACACTAGAATAATCTAACTCTTTTTCAAAATTAGGTTGAAAGACAAGAGTAACCTCTTCTAACATTCCTAATTCTTCTTGTAATTTTATAGCTTTTTTAGAACCATTCTTTTTAACATACGAAATAAAGTGATACTTCTTACTCTTATCATTAAAAATACAGATTCCTGGAGAATTAAGAGAAAAGTCGATAGTAATAAAATTCATATTAAAATCTTTTTCCAATAGTAGCACCTAGAGCGGTACCTACAAGTCTTGAAGTTAATAAATCATAGAGAACACCTTTGTCAATACCTAAAACTTTAGCAATCATTTTACCCATGGACTTTCCTAAAGCAAAACCAGTAAGACCACCAACAATAGAACCGAAGAGACCTTCATTTGTCATTTCTTCATTAAACCTTTCTAAATCTAAATCTCCGTTTCCATCACGATATTCATTTAAAAAAGAATCAACTGCCTCATCAACTTTAGCTTCTAATTCAGGCGTCCATTCTTGTTGAAGTCCTTCATTAAGAAGTTGTATTTCTTTTTCAGTTACCTGATTTTCTTCCAAGTATTTTACAAACGTTTTCATAATTTATATATTTGTTTTTAATCTAAGTCTATTTTTATGTTAAACATATTATAGTAGAAATTTACTTCAAATGTATTAAACTCTGCTACATTTTCTGCCAAGTTTAAGTTTAAATCTGAAATAGAATTCATGATAGGTTTTTCAAAACCAATACTAGCAACTCCTAAACCTTCAGCATCTAATATTCTTAATTTAACATCTGGGATATATTTATCTGGAGTTTCATCTGCATAATAAAATAAAAGAGTATCAGTTAATATCCAATAATTTAAGTAAGCATCTAACAATTGAAACTTTACAGTAAATTGCCTCTCAATAAGATTTTGTATTGGAAGTCTACCTCTATGATATCTTGTAGTTCCATCATTATCAGCTTGAGTTACTGGGTCGAAACTTATTCCTGGTAAATTAACCTCCTGTATTGTGTAATTGATAAAATCTATAGGGTTTTCTAACATGTTTCCTGGAATTTTATGCAAATACTTTTTATACTTTTCCGCTACTTCTTTTGGAATAAAGTTTTTAGGAAACCTAAAATCAAATAAATTATTTCTACTGTTTAAAATCATATTGCTATAAATGTACCTTTGTAAATCATAGTTTCAGTTGAACCATTATCTACAGAAAGATAGTAATTTTTATTGGTGAGCGCTTGAACTTTTAAAGCATTGGCTTTACTTATTTGAAATAAAACTTCTCCTTTGCTAGCATCAACATCTTTAAATGTAGTTACATTATTAAAACTTAAACCTGAATTAAATGTCATCTTTACATTTCCTGATTCTAGGAATGATATTGCCTTAGTTTCACCATCTTCTATTTTAGAGATAGAAAACTTTATATAAGTATCGAAAGGTCCTATATTTAAAATCTCTTCAGTTCCTAAAGTTGTAACTGTTCCATCTTCCAATGTTATTTTTTCAGGAGTTGCTGTAATTTCCATTCTTTCTATAAAAGTAGGAGTATATTTTACCTGTCCCTTTGGAAGAGCACTGTTTAAAACCTGTGCAGTATTTCTAGTTGCTTGTCTATCTGGTAATGTATTATAGATTCTAGTTAAATTGTTAGTAGAGTTTATATTTACTCTCAATAATTTTTTACCATATTTAGCAGCGTTTGTATATGTTAAACTTGCATTTTTAACTATTTGGGTATTGTCAGTTTGATTATAGATTCTCATAACAACATCAATAGCAAAACTTGTCGCTGTATTTGAGAATTTAATAATAGGTCTAAACTCTATAGGTTCTTCCCAATCTTCAACTTTTGTCATTTGTGTAGAATAAGTTTCTATAAAACCAGTACCTACGTTTTCAAAAACGGTAATGTCAAATATTACTGAAATATCCGCAGTTGAGTTTAATATTCTATCAATAATATACGCTTCGAAATCAGCAGCACTTGCATCTTTTTCTCCAAATATTTCAAAGTAATCTCCATCTGCAGATTCTTGAACTTTTACTGTAAAATCTTGGAATTCATCTTCTCTACTTATTAAAACATTTTGTTCTTCTCCTGTATAAAAATAATCTATACTTGCATTATCTTCAAGGGTATTTATAAGTTTAAATGAAATATTATAATTTGAAGTAGGAAAAACATTACTAGAGCCTAATGTTCCATCACCATAAAATATATCTTCAAAATCTTGATATTGACCAACTAATGTTGGAACTTTTACCTCAATAAAATTAGTATAAAGAGTTTCTGATATGATAAATGGTTTTGGATTTTTTGTCTCAAAATTAGAAGTGTTTAAGTAAACTAATTGAGTTAAATAATTTTGAACCTCATTATCTCTATCTGTTTTAACTTCGAATAAAAATCCCTGCTTTCCTCTAGCTGCAAAACTAAAGCCATTTCTTAAATGAAGTCTTATTTTATCATATCTAATAAAATTAACATTTAAAGTAGCATTTGCTTGACTTGCTGCTAAAGCAGCAGAATCACTACCCAACCAAGAAGGGTCGTTTATAAATGAATTCGTGCTATCTAATAAAGCATATTTGTTTTCTCCAACTGAAACTCCATGATATCTTCCAATTGTTCCAGAACCTGTTTTTATACTATTTCCAGTTTCTTCATCGGGAGTTGCAAATAATGGGTTAGCTGTATTTGCAACTGTAACTTTTCCACCAGTTAAACCAGTGATTGAATATAAATAGGAACCTGTAATGTTAGGTATATAAGTATAAATTTGAGTAACTGCATCGTATGGAGTACCAACACTATTTCCAGTAATATCAAATGTTAAAGGCAGTGTAACTGCACTTAAATTAAATTTATAAGTTTTTCCAGCTTCTAATAATAAAGTTCTAGCTGCAAAGTTTTCTATAGCAACATATCCACCTGATTCAGTAACATCGAAATTTACAACATCACTTCCTAGTTCATGTATTAAATGTCTTGCAGAAAGATAGTCTCCGTCAACAGTATCTAAAACTTTTATTTCGCTACCATTATCATCAACATCAATATCATAATCAGTAGCATTAGCCTGATCATGGTATATAAATTCTAAAAGTACGTCTTCGTCTATCTTGAAATATCTAGATGATTGTGCCATATATTATTTATCTTTTTAAAATTGTAGCCATTTAGGTGAATAAGTTAAAAATAACCCGACTTGTGGTCCATGGTATATAGTATTACTATTACCAAAAGTTATTCCATAACCTCCTCCAACTCCTAAAGAAAGTCTACCTCTTTTTTGTTTTTTAATTTTATTAAGTTCATCTTCTACTATAGAAATACCCTCAATGTTTTTAAATGTTATTCCAGGATATTTAGTAGAAATATTAACTTTTTTAATACCATCTACAGTCTCTATACCTGCATATAATTTTATATTTTGGTCGTAATCAAAAGTTCCTATTGCTCCTTTAATTACAGTGTCGTTCAAAGAAACATCTACAGTAGCTGTAAATTTTCGCCAATTATCATCTTCATAAAATGTAGAATCTGAAAATATAAGAGTAGTATCGTTTTTGACTATAGCCCAAACAGTATCTACGTCTTTTATATTTATTTGAGCCTGTAAGAGTTGATTTAATCTTTCTAATTTTAAAGCATCTTCTAACGCGTCCTTGTATTTATCTAACAATTCAACATTTTCTTTTTTCAATTCTTTAACAGTAAATTGATACCCTTTTATTTCACTAATATAAAAACCATTATCATTAGTAAAAACTTCAACAGTATCTACACTTGCTTCAACATTACCTTTTATTCTTTCAACTTTATTTTCTAAAGCAACATTTTCTTGTTTAAGTTTACTAACCCTGTTACACTGCATAAGCATCAACAGTAACAGTACTAGTATAGCTGCTATGAAGTGTATTGGTTTTATTTCTATTTTCTTAAACATTTATTTTTATTTTATTATAAACCAACTGGTGCGCCGCCCGCTGCTGTATCATAGTAGGATCTATTATATGAGTTATAATCAACTGGTATTGAAAACTTAAAAGAATAATGAATAAACTGATCATTTGGAGTACCACTGTCTATTAAATCTTCAGCTCTTATTGGTTCCATAAAATATGTTGCAACCCCACCAATTTCTTTAAATCCTTTATTAAATAAATAAATTTCGTTACTTCCTGGGTAAATTCTACCAACTTGAGTATAATCAGATACAGTATAATCGGTATCTGTTGATGGCGTAGTTCCTTCAGAATTTAAAGTAATATCTACATCTATATAAAAATTAGCATCATTTGTATATGGAAAAGTCTCTACTCCAAAAATATCAATTACTAATGGATTTGAGTTTGATGCCCATGTACTTCTATTACTGGCTTTTACTTCTACGTTTCCTTTACCCCAACATTCTACTTTATTACCAACCTTTATGTAAGCCATTTCAGAAGCATCTGAATTTGTTGGAGTACCTGATGCTGTAATATTGCCATAATTTGAAAAGTCTCCAACATCATTCCCACTACCAAATGGTAAACTAACAGCACCATTCGCATTTTTAATTACACATGAATCTATAATAGATTTTTCCCAGTAATAATCTGATAAAGTTCTTTCAGCATCAGTAGAACCATTATTAGGCGCAGCGTAATATCCTGTAGTACTATCTATTTGGTTATATGCCCCTCCTTCTTTCCATCTAACGCCATCTCCAGAAGAATATGTACTATCATGACTTCCGTCAGGATCATCAAAGAATATACTTTCTGAAGAAGTGTTAATTCCACTGGATACTTTAAACTTATCTACACCGTCAACTTTTAAAACGTTATATGATTTCGCATCAATTACATTAATACTTGAAGGACCATCTGCAATTAATCTATTACTACCTTGATATCCCGATGCTGTTAAAGTATTCGTACCATTTGGCGTTGTTGTATTTAAAAAATTATCAGGTGCCACTAAAGTGTTGCTTACTGTAGAAGTGATAGTTGCATTTTTAGAGTTTATTGTAGTATCTTCAGTAGCAGTTAATGCTATATACTGTCCTGCTGTTATAATAACATCTTCTTCTGCAAAAATATTAGTAACAATGTTTCCACTTAATGAACCAAAGGTTATGTCTCCATCCCCTGTTGATTTTATTTCTATATTTCCATCAGCACTTGTATAGATATCAGCAGCTCCTGTTATATTTATGTCACCTGAAGTTGTTGTAATACTAGCATTTCCTGAACTCAATGAAATCGTTGTTGGAATATCTATTATGAAATTAGTTTCTCCTGGTGTAGAATTTCCTGTAATTTTAAAAGTTGTATCAGCTCCGACAAATTCACTTCTTATAGCATATTTAGCAGCACCTGTTGATGAATGAAGTATTTCAATATGGTTAGAAACTTCTGTATTTCCAGAAGGGTCTTGTGGTATTATTAGATTTAAAAGAGCAAGTGGTTCAAAATTAGGTAGATTTGCAGCAGCATTAAATGCGCTTTCATCTCCTAAAATCATTCTAGTTTTTAAGTCTGTTGTAGGAGACCCGTCTAAATTAAATGGTCTAATAATATAATAGTCAGATGGGGTTGCTCCACCACCATCGTCATATTCTTGATCTGTGTCCCATACGTTTAAAGATACTCCGTTACTTCCATCTGCTCCTGCAGGTCCTTGAGGTCCTGCAGCTCCAGTTGAACCTACTGGTCCAGCAATACCTGTAACACCTTGAGTTCCTTGAGGACCTTGAGGTCCTCCACCATTTGATAATAATTGATCGAAATTATAATTTAACTTGCTTATTCTGATAATTTCAGAATCGCTTTCGAATATTTCTTTTAAATTTAATGCCATCTTATGACTTTATTTTTATAACAGGTCTAAGCTTTGCTTTTAAACCTGCTTTTTTATTATATATTAGTCTAAAATTAAGTGGGTTTCTAGGGTCTAATACAAAGCTGTAATTGTTGTCTAATTCATAACCACCATTTTCGACATCTGCAATGCTTGCTGAAGACTCAATTGATGATGTAATCTTTTTACTGCTAAGAACATATAAATCAATTGAACTTATAGAAAAAAGAGGTAGGATATTATTAGAAACATATTCTTCAATATCGTCATCTAATGAATCTATTCTACCAAAACTATCTTCCAATGCAACATGTTTTGTTATAGTGTCTTTGATACCTTCATTTTTAAAGAAACGAACTGCACTTTTTTCTAGATAAAAGTCTATGATTAATTGTGATTTAGTCTCTGTAAAAGCAACTTCACTCTCAACATTATCTGATATTTTAGCATCTGTTAAAATGTCTAAAGTATCAAAGTATTCAGAAGTAAAATCAAATATCTGATATGAAGTTCCAATTTTAGGAGTATTTGAAGAAAGATAACTTTTTTCTTCAATTATATTTTTAGTTCCAGGAACCAATGTTTTATTAGAAGCAGATTCTGCTCTAACATAGTATTCATGTTCCCATCTTGACTTAAATATATTAATGTCTCTTTTATCAATAGCAATTTCATCAATTAAACTATATTTAGGCAAAAGTGAATCTGACTCTGAAAGTTTAATAACACCCTCTGTGTCTATTTCATTTACTTTGTGATAAAAATAATTTTTAATTCTTCCATAAGATTCTCTAAATTCACTATCTCTAATAAATGTTAAATCGTAAAATACTCCTAAATCATTTAATTTTTTATAAAGAGCACTTGTAAGTTCATTTAATTCAGGGTTGCTATAATCATAAGTAGAACTTGGCATAGCCGGAGTTTCTGTAGTCCAATCTGTATCTATTTTATGTCTAGAAAAAGGTTCTCTAAAAGTTACTATAGATTTCATAGCTGGAGAATATCTACCGTTATGTCTTTTTAAGAATGTAAAATACTCATTTTGTGCTTTTTGAATCTCATATCCTATAACTGAATTCGTAAGACTAAATGCCTTAGGCTTATTTGTGTCTACATCTGCAGTTAAGCTAGAAGTTTTTATGACTTCATTTCCGTCATCTATATTTACAACAAAATTATTTTCAACTATAGTACCATCTGACTCTACTGTAATATATTCTGCGGCGTTAGACTTATTTAATATTTCAGCAACGTTACCTGCTGACAATTGATTTAAAAGCTCCCTATGTGCAAATATTCCTCCACCCTCATAACTATATTCAGCAGACTTATATTGTGAACTTGTATAAAAACCAGTAGGTTGAACAATTCCAGTAGAAAGTTCATACATTGCACCTTCTAACTGAATTGTAGTATTATTAATAACACTAGCGATCTGAATACCATATTCAATAATCCCTATTTTTATTTTTAAAACTCCATATAAACCAGTAGTCGGATCTTTTAATATCTGGTGTAGAAATTCTGTAGTTGAACCATCGGCATGTGGTACTGAACTTAATGTAGTAAAACCAGAAACTGGAAGCGAAACTGAAGATAAATCTAAAGCACCACTTACTTGGGCATCTGCATAATCTCCACTTTCTAATTTATGGTCTAATTCATACAATAATCTCCTATTCAACCAATCATAATTAGAATCAGACATTTCTAATTCTAACATTAAAACAACATACTTAAATTTCTTATTTCTAATAACTCTTACACCTAAATGATTTGGTTTAGAATCATCAAACTTAGTTTTCATAAAAGCTGTAAATCTATAACCATTAAACTCAGTAGATTTAATAAATTCTTTAGTTATTGAATTTTCTGCTTTCTTTCTAGATTTCATAGAGAATTTCAAACCTTTAAAAATAGTAGACGCGAAATTTTCTTTAGTACCCTCTTCTATAAAAGTATATTTTCTCTTTTTAGGTAAATGACTCCATCTATTGGCTAAATTACCTTGCAATAAAAAGTAAGATTTAAAATAATCAAAATCTACACTTTTAAAATCATCAAATTCTATAGGTAAATCACTCGCATTCTCTAAATAACTAAATTCTTCTAAAGGTGTCATATAGTAGTCTGGTCTTTTATCTAAATAAAACCATTCATGTGTCATTTTTTTCGGATCTCTTTCTAAACTTTCTAAACTTGGTGAAAAGTTAGTTTCGCCAAAAGTTTCTGAAACATTTAAGTAGTAAGGATTTTCTCTAACGTTAGTTGAGTTTATTAATGACCATTTATTAATACTAGGAACAACTCTAGATTTGGTAGCAAATTCAGTTGTAAAATTCTCTTTTAACCTATCAAGTTCATTTTCTATAGTTTCATTTTCAACGTCTTCAGTAGATTCTTGTTTTAATAAAGGTATAAGATTTGCATAATATTTTTCTGGATCTAAATATAAGTCTTCTAAATTCTCTTCTGAGAATGCAGTTTTAGGAGAAGGTATACTACCAGGATATCCAGAAGTTCTATCTCTATTTAATTCTTTCAAGTCAGAATTTGAATTATCAAAGAAGTCAAAGTTAAAATCATAGATATCATATCCACTAAAATAACCCCAAGAAAGTTTAAATTCCGAATAAATGCTTAAAACACCAGAAAGTTTATTTTTAATCTTATGTTCTAAAATAATCTTCTTATATTCGGAATTAATCGTTCTAGAATCTGTTACTTTGTCTATAACTTTATTGTAGTTTCCTGAACCATCTATGAAATACTCTCCGATTGAAACTTGGTCTTCATCATCTAAATTAATATAAATAGATTTGTTTTTTTCGTTTCCACCCTGTAAATAATATGCAGTCTTGGTACTTAAAAAGCTAGAACCAATATTTAAAATATTAGAAGTGTCTTCTCCAAATTCTATTTCTAAGAATGGAGCATTTGAATCTGTAAAAAAGAATCCAAAATTATTTAATTTATATCCTTTTATAGGTGACTTAACGTATATTGTTTCACCATCTATTAAAGTTTCAAATCTAGTATTTTCAGTTATAACTTCTGAAATAGCATTAGCAATATTCTTATTAGTTCCTAAATTAGAAAAAGACTTAACATTTGTTCTAGCCTTTAATATCGTGTTATCTGCATAAAATGTATTTGCTGCAGTATTTACTGGATAAACATTTCTTTGTATCGATAAAAATGTAGGAGTATTATTTAAACTTATAAAACTATGGTCTTCCTCCATACTAACAACATCTTCAAATACATCTATATACCATATATTATCTTTAGAATTATATTTTTGCAATAAAGAATATTTTGCAAAAGTTCCTATTGAAGGCCATGCTGCTATAATATTAAGAGAAGTCTCTTCAGAAGTAGCTCCTGAAACTGCTGTAAAAGAATTTGAAAGATTATCTTCAATTGTTATTATTTCTCCAGCTGTATTTTTATTTATAAATATAGAAAAAGACTGTTTCTTTAAATTTACAAGAGTAAAATTATCGTTGTGATTTGGAGTTCCAACAACTTTTAATTTTAGGAAATCTCCTTCTGCTGAATCATTTATAAAAGACTCTACATTTCTATCAGTTCTCTTGATTCCAAAAAAGTCAGAATAATCTTGATTGTTAGAGTCTATTTTTATTTCTAGTTTAGATATATCCCAATCAACTCCATTTTTAACATTATGATATCCTCTTGCTGTTTTTACCCAGCCCAACATTGCTTTATCTTTAAAAAATTCAGAATAAGGAAGTGACCAATAATCTGCATTAGTTGTAAAGTCTAAGTTATGGCTTATTTCTGAAAAAGTAACAGTATCATTTATTAATCTTTTTACTTTACCTTCTCCTATATCATGAGAGTCGACATATAAACCAAAATATCTATTGATAGAATACTCTTCAGCTTCGTCATCATTAAACATAAACTCAAGATTGAGTAGATTTGCACATGCAATACCATTTCTAGAAAAACCTGAAGTAATGAAATCATTGTATTCTATAACTGGTTTATCAGTATCTAAAGTATCTCTATATTGATATTCACCCTTACTTACAAACCCACCTTTCTCTAAATCAATTCCATTATATAAAGTTTTTTCATCTTGTTCAAACGAAACTGTTAATGGCGATTTTGGAAAATCTTCGGAATTAACGTGATTTCTTACGTATGTACCTATGTTACTGTCTTCTGATAAATCTATAGTTTTTATTAGAGTAGCATTAGTCATGATGTCATTTATTCTATCTGCATTATTAGAATAATTTATGGAGTCTGCATCTAAAGGGTCTTTTATTCTAAAAATTAAAAACTTAGAAGGTACTTTTTTATCTAACCATATAGGTGCAAATATTTTAAACTCTGAATCATATAGTTTAGAAAAGTTAGAACTAGTTCCATAATTATAAGTTTCTTCAAACTGCTTAGAAAAATCATCAAGTATAGAAAAATCACTGTACTCTCTTTTTACATTAAATGCTAACTCTAAAGGTGTTGAGTTTTTTATCCAAAATCTAGAAAGGTCATAAGAATACTTGCCATTTTTGCTGACTCTCTTCTTCTTATATTTAAAATCAGATAGCTGTTCAGATGCATCAAAGCTTTCTAAGAATAATTCATCATCCTCTACTACAATCTTAACATTAGTAGAAAGTTTTGGGTTTGTTCTTAGAATGGGTCTAGATATAAAATCAGATCCATTATTAACTTCAATATCCGTTCGAATACTTCTAGGCATTAACTATTTATATTTTTAGTTTTACTAATTATATATCTCTTTAATATACGCCTTAAGTTCAGAAATTATATAGTCTTATTAAGAGTTACAGCTTTGATATTATTAAGATTAAATCCTTTAGGTTTGTACTTAGCAAAAACTTCAACATCGAAAGAAAATTGGTTTTCATTCGAATCAAATAAATCTATACCAATTGTTTTTGAATACGTCAAGTTATTTATTTGAGAAGTATTTAAACCACCAATTCTACCACTTGAAGTATCAACTCCTCCTGCAGATGTAGTACCAAAATAATCTGTCATTCTATATTGAAAGACGACATCTAAAGTTAGATTAGGAGCTTTAGCAGTTGTAGAATTTACTTGCTTCTCATCTAATTTACCTATTTTTCTTTTACCGAATTTATTATCACCATCTACTTCTAAACTTCCAATTCTAGTTGGAGATACAAAAAGATATGCACCGCACGATTTACCTCCTAGAAGATATTGGTCATTGTCACTAAAAGACATTTTCATACTTCTTTGGTATGATGAGTCATTATCATATCTATATGCGTTCTGTAAATTAGAGAATGCTTCACTTTCTTGTAAAGTCGCTAATTGACTCATATTAGTATTTCCTGGAGCGAAACCTGGAGTTCCTATTTGAGGATGGTCTATATGAACATAAAGACTATCATCATAATCCCCGGATGTTAGTGACCCAAGTGTTACAACTCCAGTTGAACCGTCCCATATAAAGTCAGAACTTGGTGCTCCTACAGAACCAGCTCCTGCAATACCAAAGTATTCGAATCTATTTGAGTTATTAGTTAAAGTAAGGTCTGTTCCATTAAGATAATCTAAAGGAGCAACTGCATAAAGTGGGTTTTCACCAGAAACATCCATATATCTGCTATAAATAAATTGACCTTTTCTCTGTGCTGATTGAAAAGGCGATGCATTATTGAAAATTTCAGCAGCTGCCTCGGCACTTGACATATTTTGATATTGTATTGGCACTAAGTCATATTTAGCCTCTACTGTATAATAAGTATCATTTTCAACTCTTGATGCTAGTGTTGGTGATGGTGTAACAGCAAAATCATTTGTTCCCATTTCAAAATCAACTTCAGTTCCAGTAGAAGAAGAATGATAAACTGCATCGGATCTTTTACCAATAACTCTAGCAACTAATTCTAAATCTGTCGCTTTTGTATTTTCTAATAAAAGTTTAAAAGTCTTAGTAACAATATGACCTTTTTTAATATTTAAGTCTGCAACCTCATCAACATAATATCCAGCAAATACTTTTGCTGTTTGGTTAGCTTCTATCTGAGTAGTAGCTCCTTCTTCATCAACTAAAGTAACTGTTAATTCTCCTTCTGCATTTTCTATAACTCCTCTAAGAGTTTCTATTTCTTTTTGAAGGTCTATTAATTTATCAAATAATGTTATTGGTGTTTGCTCTCCAGATAAGAATCCAGAATTAATATCTTTAGCACCATGCGCAAAGTATTTTTCGTTAGCAATAACAGATTGTGCAATATGCTCATAAAAACCTTTAGATTCTAATTCATCTAATAATTTTACAAATGTAGTTTCTTTAGAATTTTCTTCAATTAAATTAACTATATTTGTAGTATCTAAAAGACCTTCTGGAAAATCAATTTTAGTAATTTCACTCCAATCAGATTCTAAAGGGTTAGAAGGATATCCTGCTTCAGAAATAGATTTTATTCTTATTTCTACACTTTCTCCTAAATTAATTGGAATATCTAATTGGTTAAAGTTTATTTCTTGTCCATCTTCAACTGATTCAGAAACCCAAACATATTTACCTGTTACAGAATCTCTAAGTCTTTTTCTAACAGGGGTTTCATATTGATTCCAATTAGAAAAACTTGCTGTTGTAGTTTGTCCATTTGTTTCAAAAGGAATTTGCTCTATGTTAGAAGTTTTTCCGCTAGATGAAACATATCTATATTGAATCTTAAATTGAACTATTTCTTGTGGTAAAGTATCTTCGTTATCTTTTGCTTCTGGAATAGCCCAAAAACCTCTAACTCTATATTTTGCACTGATATCAGCTATACCTTGGTCAGTACTAATACTTTGAATTTGATTTACTATTGAAGTATAAAGTTTTGCTTCTCCACTTCTTTTTTCAATTAGAGAGTTAAGATTATTTTTATCTTTATTTTGCTCTATTTTAGAAGTGTATTTCTTAGTTGCTATCTCGGATCTTTTATTTGAAATAGTATCATCTAATTTTTTAATTGATTCTAAAACAGTAACTTTATCACTTGATAGTTTTTTGATAGAATCGAATGCATCATTAGATGTTAAGTGAGTATTTACTTGAACTACTGAAAAATTACCTGGTAATAATTCAACTGGATCTGGAACAATTCCTACAGTTGCAGGTGGAATGAAATCTTCTTTAAGTGATTTAATAAATTGTCCGAAATCAGCTACATTATTTCTATAATATGCTGCTAAAGTTGAAGTACTTCCATCAACCTCTTCAATTGTTAATTCGTTTGAATAGAACCCAACACCAGGTGACCAGTTTTCTGCTATAATTTTAGAAGAAGGGTCAATTGCTTTAAAGAACACAATTTGTCTTTCATTAAAACCTACATTAATACTTAGGCTTACTGAATCTTCTAAATTTTTATAAATTTTTAAAACATCAGCACCAATAGATACAGAGTCAAATCCTTCTATCAGCTTTAACTCCAGTTGACTTGTACCTGAATAAATGTTAGTTATCTCATACCTTGTGCTATTGTTACCAGAATTAACCAGAAGATTATCTCCTATACTTAAAAGCTCGGTATCTTTTAGTGACTTTTCCCCATCATTATATGTTAATTTATTAAGTGTAAATAGTTTTACGGTTCTTGTAACATCTTCTCCATCAACTTGAAAAGTTCTAGATACATTTTCTACATTGATAACATCAAACCCACCATAATATTGAGTAGATTTAAAAGGTAAATCTCTTACTTGCTCATCAATTGTTATATTTACACCATCTGAAATAATATCACCAAGAGCAGTTTCATAATCTAACTCTTCTAAATTTTTGTAATTGTCATCAAAATAAGAAGGTGCAAAATCATCTTCAGCTGGAAATATAAATCTTTTAACTAAAACCCTTTCAGTATCAGTGTCAATTTGACCACTAACATTAAATTTTACAGTTAATAAAGGGTTAAGAAAATCTTCAAAAAAGTCATTATCTGTAGTTTCAAAAGAAGTTGGTAAATCAATAACCTCTAAATCATTTGCAGGTGTCTTTAGTTTTTTAGTGATAACTCTTTGAAAGCTGCCATCAGGTAATTGAACTGTTGCATTTGAAGTACCAACACCACTAAGCGCTTTGATATTGTTTTCAAGTCTTTTCATTTCTTTATTTAAGAAACCAAAAGAAGGTATTTGATAAGTCTTTATTGTAGTATTACCATCCTCGTCTGGAGTACCAAATAAATCTATGGAAACTGTTATTGATTCATCTTGAGTTGTTACTGCTTGATTAATTCTTTCAAAAGTTTCTAAAGCATTTGTGTTCATTTGAGTGAACTGTCTAATAACGCTATTTAATGAGTTTTGTGTGTCCATTTATTCTTATCTTATTATATCAATTTCGAAATCATAACTAGCAGCATTTACGCATACTATTTCAAAATAAGGGTTATCGCTCAATTGAGCATCTGATAAACTTCCAATTTGTGTATTATAATTGTTTAAGTAATTTGTCCAAATATTTATTGAATATCCATTCAAATCTAAATTTTCAAAAACAACTTTAAAACTTTGACCATCTGACCATTTAATAAGTTTATCGTCTAAGTATATATTGATATTTGTATCAGCACTTCCGGAAGTAACTTTTCCTGCTAATCTTAACTGATTTGAAAAATCTTTAATTTGAGTCCAAATACCATAAGTTGAAGATTGTGTCGGATCGTATTGAGACGCCGCTGAAATTTCAGTATATCTTGTCAATGTGTTTTCGTTAAATCTATAAGGTCTATTTAAAGAATATCCTTTTAAATTATTATTGACTTTTATTTTATTTGGTATACTTTTATCTAAAAGAATTCCATTTCCAGCAGCCAATACATCAGTGTTATATTGAACCTCTGTAGGAATAGTTCCATCAACTATCTGATTGATTCTATTATTAGCGCTTGTGATTAAGCTGAGTAAACTGTCTGCATCAGCAAGGTTTAGTGAAGCATTTTCTAAAGAAGATTCTAATTCGTTTAACCTGCTAATTATTAAATCAGTTCCTTCTGTTGTTGCTATTAAGTTTTCAACCTCATCAACTCTTGAAGAAATTGTGTTATATCTAATATTAGCATCTCTTAAAATCTTAGTTGCTTGCTCTAATGAACTTGTCGTATCCATAAATAAGTCCATTGAGAATGTCGTAAAGTCATTTACGTTTACTTCAACCCCAACATTATCTAAAGATGAATTAAATTTAAGATTTAATTTAAGACCAAATGCATTACCATTTAAACCAGTAATTTCATTAGGTTTGTATTTTACAATTTCAGGAATATATGAACTACTTGCTGCACCTGGATTATCTTGTGGGTTATCTAGTATTAAGATACCATAAAGATTTGTTGACCTGTTAGAAGGTACTGATTTGCTATAAAGGTCATAATAAATTAATACAGCATTAAATCTAAAATCTTGACCAGTTTTTGCAAAATCTTCTAAAGTTTGTAATGTTGAAGAATTTACAATATTAGCATAGTTATCAGCCTCCCAATCAATTCCATAATTAGAAGATGTTGGTCCTACTAAATATTCACCAGAAGCGACATCAGCAAGAGTTTCAGTATCTAAGTTTATATCTGGATGTGTTGTTCCAGCTCTACCATTAATATCAGCCTCTCCTAGAATAGAAGTTTGTGTAGTATTATAGTTTGTATTATTGAATAAAATAGTTGGTGTGTAACCTATGCTAGATGGTACATTTATAAAAACTTCTTGATATGCTTGTCCTTTATAGTTGATATCATTTCCAACATCAATAGTACCTAAATATTTTACTACTCTTTCATAATCTGTCCCAGTTCCAGAAGCATTAAATTCTTCTGTAGAAAAACCAACATTTGCAGCTTCATTAGAATCGGCAGTTTTGAATCTAATTGCTCCGGTTTTTTCCATCCATTTAAAAAATATCTTTTCTGCATCTGAACTAAAAAGAGTAGAATCAAAATCATCATCTTGTAAAAGTAACTCTTCCAAGTTAAGTGCATAATTTTGAAAAGTTTTAGCAAATTCTACAGCAGCGTTAGAAGAAGGAACGTAAGCCGCTCCTGAATAATCTATTAATGAATCAAACTGAATTGTATTTTCTCCACTCGAAGGTGCTTGAAAATTAGGCAAATCTAAAAGAGCATACTTTGAAAAGTCAAATTCAAGGTCTGCATTATTAAATGCCCTTGTTAAATCTCTTGTTCCATTTGCGAAGGCATACATTGTGCCTCCTTGTACTTGTGGTATTCTTACTAACGGTGTAGCCATTTACTTATTGTTTTTATTAAGATATTGTAACGCCATGAGAACCTACAACATACCAACTAGAACCTAAGTATCTTAGTGATAATGTACTCCCTACGCTGTTTAATGTAATATTAGTAGCTGCTGCGACGCTTGTTGCATCTACATCTCCTGCAACTCCTGCTATTAATGTAATTTCTTGACCTTCTGAACCTGCAACTAATGTTAATGCGACTGTACAATCAACAAAATAGTTATAATCTGTTAATGTAGCTGGTAAGGTTGCTGAAGGTGTTGCGATATCCTGATAAGAACCAGACTTTATTACGCTTCCTCCCAAATTACTTTCGCCAGTATTGTCAAGTGAAGTTGAACTTAATGTTGCTAGAGTAGTAGCACCAGATACAACTAATGAAAGTAAATTTGCATTAACTCCCGTTAATGTGTTTGTTGTCGGATCTAATAATGCTTTGATGTCTACTATCTCATCTTGTAAAGCATTAAAGTTATCATTAAGTGTCGTTCTTGACGAAGATAATGAATCTGTTCCTAAAATTTCTATAACTGCCATTTTTTATTGTTTTTTTATTTTACGTTTATCATATTTCTTTCGATACTATTCTTATTACCGTTACTGTCTTCCAATTCTAAGGATATTCTATAAGAACCTTGTTTTTGAAATAAGTATGGTAACCACATATTATCATAATATATATCACTGTAATCTGCGTTAGTATCTTTATATATTTTCCATACTGGATTTTTAATACCAGGCATCTGAGTTTTATCAACTGAAATAGTTACATGTGTAGACCTTTCAATATCAGCGCTGCCATTTATAATACGAACACTATCAAATGTTGGGTTATAAGAAGTAAAATGAACTTCACCTATAATTAGACCATTTGCCGTACCAGAACCTATGCTGAAATATACACTATCAAAGTCATATGAATAAGAATAGTTTTTACCTACACCTAACATAAAATTAAAAGTATCTACCGCACCGTCGTTATTAGTATCTTCAAATACTGGATTGTAATTAAATTTAGAAATTATTTCATCTGTTGATGCGTTTAATTCATCAGCAATTGCTTGCCATCCAGCAATGTCTCCAGTACCGGTTGGTGTGGAAGAAACAATAGTATGATATCCAATTTTATTTTCTTTTGTAATAGGATCGAAATGCTTTATTGTTAAAACATTACCTTGATAAGCATCTGATATTTTAAAACTAGCTGCTAAATCTGAACCTATTCTAGTTGAATTCCACCAAGCATGTTTAAAATCATTCCACCTTACTTCATCAATTGCATCCCATGTATATGGTCCTGTAGTTTCTCCATAACCTGTTAAATTAGAAGGGTCATTGTCTATAAATCTTCTAACCGTTGAAAATTGCTTTCCTTGAGATTCATCATATAGATAATTATTTCTATCCATTGTAAGATATAAACTTTGAAAACTATCTCTAACTTTTTCTAAATTTTCAGTAGGCAAATCCCAATATCCTCCAGTATTATCCCATGAAGTTTTCCATTTTCTCCAATCAGTATTTTCTTTCCATTGATAAATTCCATACAATTCAATAGGTTTAACTTTAACGTTAAATACATCTTGTTTTTTATGGAAACTTGTAAAACCATTTAAGTCAGTAAGTCTTAATTCAACTGCATAATCTCCAGTATATGGTACTATAATTGCAAGTTTTAGCATTTCTGGATGCCATGTCAAAATTTCATCAGGTGAAGTAAGACCATTAGTTTCCCAATATCCAATGTCTCCTTTAAAAGATTGAGAATATCCTCTAGGACCAGTTACTTTCCATTCAATTTCATAAACATTTCTTTTCCACCAGTTATTCCATGTAATTTGAGGGTCTATTGCATCTGCCCATGGAAAATCAGCATCTTCCCAAGTTTGTGGTAATGAAGTACATTCTAAAATTAATGGAGAACCAACAGGTACGTCATAGTACCCAAGAACACTATTGTTGAAACTATCTTTATCTTCTTCGTAATATTTTAAATAGAAATTTTCAAAGTCAGAAAGAAGTAATTCTCTATCTGATTGAGATATGTCATCAAATTCTTCCAGTCCTATAATAGAACCAGGAGAAGTTCCAATAAGTATATTAGAGTCTGTTAATAGTTTATAGTCTTCTATGTACAATTGTTTATTTTCCGGAAAAACTTTAAAATCAACATCTTTTCCTTCATTAAAAAGAGCAATAGGCTCTTGATTATTCCAAGTGTTTATGTTTTTTTGGTCAAAAAAGTCTCCTTCTCCTGTAATATCTACAATCTTTGCCTGTAATGGTAAATAGTCTCTTTGTAATTTACTCTTTAGACCATATAATTTTATTAATACTTCTTCAGGTGTAAAATCAAAAGCCTCTTCCACTTCTGGAATATCCCAATTATCAAACCCACCAGTTGGGTTATTTAATTTGTAAACTAAAGAAAATCTAGAAGTCTTCTTTAAATTAGAATTTGGTAAATTAAACTTTTTTCGTTTCTTATATGAAAAACCACTATTTGTATCAGGTACTGGAACTGCTTGTAATTTTCCAAAAGCTCCGCTCTCTTGATTTATATTTAACCAATATTCTTTTAATGTGATATTGTTATATCCAAAAAAGTCAATTGCATTCAACACTGCTTTATATGTTCCTACAAATGGTTTTATATTATGTAATTCTAAAAGAAGTTCTCTTCTTTTTTGGTTCATTAATTTCCAATCAATTCCATACTCATTAATATCATGCTCTTTAAACATAATAAAATCGCCATCATCTAATGTGCCTCCTAAATTTTGTAAAAGGTCTCTTAATCTTTCATCTTCGCCGATAGTTTCGCCATACACTAATATTTCAGCCAAAACAGTATCATCAAAGGTATCAGATATTCTTAAAACTTTATCATGTCTACCTTCATTTGCAGAAGATAAACCAATATTAATTTGCATAGCACTATTAATATAATCAGAAACTTCTTTAAGACCTGTAACGTCAGTAGATACTAGGTTTGTATGGTCTAAAGTATCTAAAGTTAAAGTATCTAATTCTTGAATTTTTACAGTTTCATCTTCTATTCTAGTACCATAGAAAAACAAGTCATTGCTTGAATAAACATCATCAACCCATTCAACTTTAAATTGAGTTGATCCGGATTCCCCAATTGGAGTACCCCATACTGGGTTTCCTTGAGCATCTTTTTGCTCTTCAAGAATAAAAAGGTTTGCAGATTCATATAAACCTGTAGAAACTTCTGGTAAAAAGATTGAACCTTTTAAAACTCCAGAAACTAAATCTTCTTTTAAATTTAGTTCATTTTCTACACCATTAAAAAATCTTAAATAAGGATATTCTGCCATTATCTTACGTTTTTATCATCTTTATCGACCGTAAAGTTTTTCCAATTTTTCATTTTACGGATTTGTTTTATTGTATTCATATAATAATCTGTACAAAAACCTATAAAATCTCGAATAGTGTCATTTCTAAAAATATGACTAGAGATATTATTCCTAATAAGGTCATCAGAATAGTCATAACCTAAATTAAGTCTATTGTCTTTTCGTACCTTCTGGTAATTATATCTTTTTTCTCTTTTATATCTATATAAATCGTCGTATAGTCCCATTACAATGCTCTTCTATTTCCTGCTTGAATTCTACTATAAATAGTTCTAGGAACTGGTGGATTATCAAAATAAATTGAAAGTGAACTCATTTCACCAATAGCTGGAGTATCTTTTACAAGATTCCCATCTCTATCTTCCCAATTTCCTCTAAATACAGCAACTTCATCTTTATCTAAAATAATGTCACCATACTTATCTAAACCTATTTTATTGTACCAATCTTCTATAGCCTTATCTCCTCCTGAAACAGGAATTAACATGTCTGGCTGGTCAAGCGTTATTTTTTTAATTTCTTCTGTTCTTTTAAAGAACACTAATCTTTTTTGGTCTCCGTCGTTGCCGAGGAGTTCAGGCGTTGTGGGGGTAACTGTAACCTTTTTATAAGTGTAGTATCCATTTCTTCTAGCCTCTTCTTCAACACTTGAAACAAATTGAACATTTACGGCATCAACACCTTCAACATCCTCGATTAAGGCAACGATATCACTTTTAGGAAGTTTATCCCTTCTTGTAATTTTTATAAGGTAATTACTAACCGCAGCTCTGATGTCATTAAAAATATCTTCTTGCTTAAATCCTTCAAACCATCTTATAGATATATCCATTCTATATTTAATAGCTTTAGGCTCTACGAATACAGCTTCACTTGTAACCATTTGTTGACCACTATCCTCTATAACACCAATAAATCTATCAGTTTCTTCTTTGCTGAAAAAGAATTCTTCTTGCGGAACTGAAAAATAATCAGTACCAGACAATAATCTTTTTTCTAAATCTGGAATAGCAAAAATATAAATAACGTTGTCATCATCTAAATAGCCGTCTTCTGTTGTATTATATGCATCTAAATAACTAAATTGACCGTATTTAGATAAGAAATATTCATAGTTGTCAGGATTTGACAAAACATAACTTTTGCTAGCCATTGGTGTTAGCATTTTTGTAAATTCAGTAGACTCTGGATCTGCTCCCATAAAAGGAGTAATCAATACTTCAGAATCTAGTAGTTCATTTAAGTCATAATCTTCTCCTGTTGAATCAGAACCCTCTTCAATCCAGTTAAAACTTAAATCACCTGATTGATTTAAGTTTCCTGCAGCTCCATCACATTTTAAATATTGTATTTCTATTGCTGCTCCATTTTGAGGTATAGAACCAAAATTACCAGTTCCAAAGTAAATATCAATTCCACCACTAATTCCGCTTTTAATCAAAACTCCTTTATCTGTAGGTCTCATTTCATATAGACTATCAAATTTAGTCCATAATTCGCCATTTACAGATACTTTAACATAGTTGTGGTCTGTTGTTCCGGGTACTTTAATATTAAAACTTTGCATCTTTTCTCCAGTTCCAGTAACTGTTTGAGATTCTAATTCGCCCTGCATTATACTTGCTTGAACCCAGCCATTTGAAGATTTAGGTAAAAGAAACTCATCTTTTTGCGTTCTTAAGAAATAAGTAAGACCATTATTTTCAAATGTAATTTTAGTATTTACAGGTATAATTAAATTGTTTCCAGCAATATCATCTTTAGCACCTGGTTTCCATCTAAACCTAATTTCTCCAGTTGCTGCAAACCCTCTTGTTGGGTCATGACCGGCAAGTCTAGCAAGTCCATATATAGATTCAGGCTGCTGTGCAGTGTAAATGTTTTGCTCTACTGTAGAGTCTTCTATATAGAACATAAGCATTTCATTCATCTCAGACATTACTTCTAATATTTGAGCAAATGGTGAAGCTGTTGTAAAAAAGTCACCAGCTCTTCCATAGACTCTTCCAATATAATTAGAAGCATCGCCATATATTTGCTTAGCATTAACTCTTGCTTTTTCTAAAAATTTTAATTCAGCCATTTTTTTATTTATTATTCTATCCTGACCCCAACTAAATATTGAGAGTCAATTATTACATTTAAGTTTGCAATATCTCTTATTTCTCCTCTTTGAAAAGTAATATCTACTCTAGTATCATACTTTTGTGCTAAAGGGATATACATGTCTATTTGCTCCTTAACAAGTCCTTTAACTTGCTCTTCATTTGCATTCAGTTCATATATTAAAGTTTCTAAACTTGCACCAAATCCAGGTTCTCCTAAAACGGTACCCTTATCTGTAAAAAGCATAGTCTCAATTTGAGTAATAAGTTGTGATATCTCATTCTCAATATGAACCGTATTTACATTGTGATTTGGGTCTTCTATCGTTTTAACATATAATTCCATAGATTATTTATCTTATTTTTTAGGAGTGAAACATCCAATCTACTCCTTCATCTCCTTTTATTTCTTCTTTAACACCTTCCAGTTCTTCTTGTCCCATTGATAAAATACCATCATAGTCTATTTCAACTCCACCTGGTAGAGAAAACTTAAACACTGATAATTTAGAACCAATTGCAACTTTTACTTTAGCTGCAACATATCTAAAAAAGATTTCATCATTATACAATGCACAATCAGGAATACTTTCGTAAAGCTCTAAAATAACATCACCTTTAGGAGTATCTCCCATAAATTTCAATTCACCAGTTAATTGTGAATAATGGAAACTTAAAGGATTCTCTAATATTTGTCTAGCCATATCAAAGTAACTTTGGTTAATTACATAGTATTGTAACTCTTCAGCAGACTCTGAAGCACCTGAACCTTCAAATGCATTTCTAAATAACATTTTATCAATAGCGAAGTCATTCCCTTCAGTAAATCTTAAGTCAAAACCAGACGCTCCTGAATTCCAACCAGATGCTAAATCGTAAACTCCATAAATAGAAAAAACTTCACCAGAACCATCAAGTTCCTGTGGTCCAAAATTTACTGATCTGTTATCTTTAAAATAATCAGATGAAAAAACTTCAGAAGGAACATGATAATAGTTTTGTCTTAAACTATATTCGTAATTTTTTCTAAACCACTTAATAGCCCTTTTAGTTATATTTTTAACTTCAGGCTCTGGTAAATTTAAAGGTACCATACATGCACCTGTAATTTCTGAACCAATTTCTGCTAAAAAAGCAGCTAGACATTCTGCACCATAGTCTCTTTCATTTTGAAAATCTAAGGGTTCTCCTGTTCTTATTTTTGCCATTTTTAATCTATTTTTTTACTATTTATTATTTCAGTTTTATCAAACTCTGCAGACTTGCTTATTTTGCCATGTCTAAATATACCACCAATCATTCTTCCTTTAAATATTGAATCCCATTGGAAAACATAACAGTTTGTAAGTTCACATTCTCTACTAACATAACAAGATTCTACTTTAGAACCTGAAACCATAGTGTTTTGATAAAGGTTACACCTTAACATATTAGCATCTTTTATTTCAGATCTAAATATATCACAAAAAGAAAAAGTTCCAGATATCTTGCAGTCTATAAAGTCGTAATTATTCAAATCGAAACAATTCGATAGTTCACCTTCTTTAACCTGAACTCTTCCAATGTCGCTATCATAGTTAATATAACCTTTCGACAAAGAGCCATGGCTGATTAACTTAACTACACTAAACTTAATCTTGTCCCAATAAAGAGATATGATTTTATCAGATTTCTTTAAATCAACGGTTAACTCTATTTCTGGAAAAAACTCTTTAAACCTTGTATGGTCTTTAAGTACTGAAATATATGGATTGTTTTTATTCAATATTCTCTTTAATTCTAAAAGATTTAATTGAGTGTATGATTTACTTTTTGCAGTATTCCATAATTGAAATAAAAATCTTTCTAATAAATAAAGAATATTTGAAGTCTTCTTTTGATAATCTTTACCGCCAATATATCTAAACTCTAAATATCCTTTTTGTAATTTTTCAAAGTTTACTCCATAATACTTTTCATTAGGAAAGTCAAATGACATTGGGTTAATATGCTGTCCATTAAAATAAGTAGATTCTAATTTAGGTACTACCCACTTAATTGATTTTGCGTATACACTATTTTCTCTATTTGGAAACATTTTGTAAACTTCAGCCTCGTTAAAGTCTAATATAAACTTTAAAGCATCCATTCTTTGAATAAATTCAGGGTACTCTACTTTGTCAGAATCAAAACTTACATTTAAGTGTATTGATGACTTTTCAGTAGTATATCCATTCTTATCGATCCATGCTAACATGTCGATAATCATCTTTCTAGCATCGTTATAAGGTATGGCTCCAGTAACTAATTCGACCAAGCCTTTACCACCTGACATGTCAGGTTCTAATTTAAACTCTTTTTTAGTTGGTTGGAAGTCACTATGCGCTTTATCTTCTAACCTAACCTTTTTACCTAAAAGAGATGCTATTTCTTTTCTAGTATCTTCTAAAGACTTGTTGGAGTAAAATTCGAATTCTACTCCAACTAGCCCCATTTCTAGAATGTCTTCTTTTCTATCGTCATTAATAATTTGATACGTGAGCATGTGATAAATTTACTTTCTTTATATATCACGTATAATCTAATAATCTAAAAATAGATTTTACTCAGCAAGTTTTAAGAAAACTTTCTTTGTATCTTCCTCTATTCTAGTTATTGTAACGTTTATTTTATGCTTAGGTTTATACGATTTTAAAGCTTCTGTATTTTCAAATTCACTTACATGTAATAAGCCAACAATACCTTCCGCTATTTCAATAAACAATCCATAATCTTTACATGATTTTACAGTTGCTAAAACATCAGAATTAGGTTTAAACTTCTCATTGATTTTTAACCAAGGATTTGCAGCAACCTCATCTTTTTGAGTAAGAGTTATTTTATCATTTGAAATAATATCTTTGATTCTAAATGTAATCTCTTCTCCTGGAACTATTTCTCTATTCTTATGTCTTACTAACAAATCAGAATCTAAATCATTTACATGAATCATACCAGTTAAGCATTCATTAAATTCACAGAATACTCCATACTTGGCTGAACCTGTAACGGTACCAGTAATTTCTTGAGTTAAATTTTCTTTAAGTTTATCAATAGTACCTGGAATCATAGTCTTTAAATAAGCTCTATGTGAAACTACAATAGTTCCTTTTTCTTTAGAAAAACTTACTGGAACAACATACATGTCAGTGTCTATAATACTAGAGAAATCATGTAGTTTATTAATACCAGCTAAACTACCCGGCATAAAGCAGTCAATTCCATTTACACGAACAATATATCCTGCTTCTTGCATCATTTTAGTAACATTACCACTCCATGCCGTATCTTGTGTTTCGATAGCAGCTTGCATTTCAGTGAATGTCTTTTTTCTAGCTCCTTCAGTTAATGAACCGTATAGAGATACTGAATCATCAAAAGGGTCAGAAGTAATTGTAACGTCTACTTCAGAGCCTATTGTTTTTCCTAATTCTCTAAATGCAGGGTCTTCTTTTTGTAGATTAATAAAGACAAGTTGTCTATATCCAATATCGACAGTAGATGTACTGCCTTTAGTAGAATAAACAGTACCGGTGTATTGAACGCC